TACCAGCACAAGCCGGTCCCTCGTGTATTTAGGTAAAAACGATGCGAGCGTGTTCCACCATTCTCCTGCCCCGCGTATCTCTACACGATCTATGTCGTGTCCTTGACTGGCAGCAATTACAGTATATTTCAGGAACGCCGTCATGTACAATTCTGAAAACAAAACGTCTCTGAGATCGAGGGTCACAACGAGAATCCGGTTGTCCTGAGCCAAAATCTCCCCAATTTCTTTCGTCGCTTCCAGAGTTTCCTCGGCCATGACCTGGGCCTCTTCAATTGTTTTAGGCTGTTCGTCAAGATATCCGCGTCCGGAAATCTTGAGAAACAGGTGTTCCGAATTGCTCTTTAACCGGAACCATCTTATGTACGTCCTGTACTGTCCCATGCTAATTATACTAAGGAGATTTTAAAGAATCCGACAACGCGATCAAAAACACACTTATAACGAAAAACATGATTATATAATTGCACTCAGTGGCGTCTGGGCTTGGCGCTTTGATTGCTTCTATTCGGGAAGGCTGCGGCGGCCGCTCTTCTAATGTTTCAAAAGGGGCGTAGGATAACCCCATCTATTATAGTCATCAAACTTTTTTTTAGAGGACAACCTCCTTCTTCTTAGACTTGCGTCCGCCCTTCTTCGGGCCAGATACAGACACGTCACGGACATCTGAGTCGCCCGCATCAATTGATACGATATCAGAAATCGACTCATCGTCGCGGGGAGGACGAGACGTCTGGGGTGGAGGCGGGCCCATCATTCCCATCAGGGACCCAAAGTCCATTCCTGGGCCACGCATCTCACGACGTAGGCCAGGTGCTGGCGGCTGACCGGCGCCCTCAACAGGCTGCTGCGACCGGCTCACTGCATCGACCATGTTGCGCATGAGATCTGGATTCTGCTTCATAACCTGGGAGACGTTCGGGACGGCCGCCTTGAACATAGAGTTCGTGAGGTGGAACATCATCGCCGAGCCGCCGACCATCATGATCAGCTTGACCTCTGGTGCGACCGCCACCTTGGTCTTGTATTTGTTGTACAACTCCTCAAAGACTCCATCGTAGTCCTCAACGTTCTCCATGCAATTCTGGGACCAGCCATTCAGCTCCAGGTCGAAAGGGTCAAACTTGTCGTTCAGGAACTCGAGACCAGTCACACAGGCGACCAGGACACGGCGCTGGAACTTGATAGAACGATCAACCTCAATGGAATACGTCATACGCTTGTACTCCGTGCGGATCTCCTCAATGTCCGAATAGATCGTCAGACGGGCGCTCGACTGAATACCCTTCTTGATGAGGCGTGTAATCTTGTTCAACAGATCAGCCTTCTCGTCCTCGATGGTTGCGTAGCCCTCTGATGGTACGGCACCACCACCACCGCCACCCTGGAAATTTCCCTCTTGCTCGTCACCCTCATCATCGTCACCCTCACCGCCATCAAACTCCTCAGGGGGTGGAGGAGCCTGGGCCGTACGCTTACCGGGGTTCATGAACATATCGAGTCCATCATCTGCCTGAACATCGGGAGGAGGAGGACCGGCCACACGCTTGGCGAATGGGCTTGGCCTGGAAGGCTTGGCCTTCAGGGGAACCGTCTTTTTCTCAGGAACCTGGAAAGAAATCTCGTCGAGAAGTTTAGACTCGTCGTCATTCAGACTCATAGATTGGCCCCCGCCGCTCGCATCAAAGGTGATGTCCATTGAAACCTTTTAAGAAATGAAGTTGTATTCTTTAACGCAGTTCAGGAAAATAATATCAGTAAAAAGCAAATGACTTTGAAGCCCGGAAAGGTCGTGACCAATGCCCTTATCATTGGTCTCCTCGTAGCAATTCTCATGATGATGGTCCGTGACCAGAAGAGCGGATACGCATCGGCGCCACTCCTCACCGTCCCAGGCCCGTCGGCAAAGAAGCAGACCGGTAGCCTGTTCGACATCAAGCCCAGCCTCGACTGCACCCCTGGCCCAGGCGAGAAGGCGTCGTACCTGACCTCGGGTCTGACCCCAGGTGGTCTGTGCGGTGACCAGGCGTACATCCACGACCAGCTCCGCGACTACGCAATTTCCGATGGAATTGGTGGATCTCTTCTAGAGAAGTAAAATTCTGCGAACTTATTAGATAATGCCTGAATTTACAGTATATGTAGATTCAGACAATCGTAATCAATCATTGTATCCGAATTCAAATTCGTTTACTCTTCACCTTACTAACCCGATCATGAATATCAGCAAGGCCGAGTTAGTTTCTGCGATGCTTCCGAGCATTAATGTTTCAGAATTCATTACGCTAGACATTTTGGAGCTTCGTTCACCGAGACACCAGACGGCCGATTCCCTGACCGTCACACAAGGTTCAACCTCGAGCAATTCATTCAATGGGGCGTTCGCTATTGTTCCCATCAAAGCCTCAGGAACGTTCGACTTTTACAATCAAAATTACAGAATCAAGACGGAGTATCCTCAAAGAATTGATAAACTGGACAGACTTACGATCACGTGGCGCCAACCCAATAACGGGTCGGTGTACTATGACGGTTCCGATCTCGGAAGAAATATGTTCCTTTTGAAATTTGAAACAGTCCACGTCCCTACGGAACCAGAAAGACCCGTGAGCCTTCCAGAACCCGTCGAGTGGGATTCAGGCGAAAAACAGAGACTCTGGATCGTCTTCGTAGCAGCCATAGGAGGGCTCATACTCATTATGTCTATGCAACGTAAAAGATACATTGCATCGCTCCAAGTTGTTGAATAATAATTCTAAGTCAAAATTAGTATGTGTGATGACGGCATCACAAACGGAGGGCCCAAGTATCCACCTCTCCCCCCGTTTGGGAAATTCACAAATTTGTACGTTTCAAACTCCGTGACGACGACAAACGTGTTTGCGTCCCGGTACTACGGTGACGGCGGTCTCTTGTCGAACATCACGACTGGTCTTGTCCAACCTTTGGCCAATTTGGTCGTTTCAAACTCCGTGACGACGACGAATGTTTCGGCTTCAGGGACTCTTCAAGTTGCGGGGTCCATGACGGCCAATGTCGACAATGCAACCTTCTTTTTCGACACGTTAACAATTCCATATGTAAATACAAACTACCTGAACGTTGGAGCCGTGACTGTGAGCACGATCAGCAACTTGGCGAACCTGGTCGTTTCTAATTCAGTAACAACTGGTAATATATTTGCGACTTCCGGGAACGTGACGACCCTTAATGTCGGTTTTCTGACTGTGAATTCAGCTGTCGTCTATGGAGCGAGTACCCTAAATGTGTATGGAATTTCAAACTTAAATTCGATCACGACCCCCCAAGCCAACATAGGGATCCTTAACGTCTTTCAAATTTCAAACTTAAATTCCCTTACGACAAATCTCGTCGCTTCCCAAGCCAACATAGGGATCCTCAACGTCTTTCAAATTTCAAACTTAAATTCGTTGACCCTTGCGAACGTCTTTGCAAATTATGCATCAATTACCGGAACTTCTGGTTCAAACATATTCTTATTTTCAAATGTATCAGGTGGTTCCAATGTTATAGCAATGGACTCAAACGCGACGGTGGTTATCGGAATTCCACCATCTTCTAATGTGAATTATGGACGTGGTTATACAAGAACTGCAAAAGCGGGTCTCATAATAAATTCAGGTGGTAATGCGACATATCCAATCAACTTGTCCCTCGTGGGAAGTGCCGTACAAGGTACTTCATATAATAATGGTATAGATTTTGGTGGAGGTGGTCAGGGATGTGCACAAATAGTACATTTAAGTATAGGTGCTGGAAACGGTGCACTCGCTTTCTATTTCAACAACAGTAACGGCGCTGATGGAAATATTGGAGAATATATGCGCGTATCAAGAGTTGGTCTAAGTGTGAATACCGGATTAACGGCGCGGTCAACAGTTGACGTTTCAGGAAACATCTATGCGTCGAACGCGGTGACAACCACGAACATCTTTACGACCAACGTCACGAGCACCACAGCCAACGTAGGGACCCTAAACGTCTTTCAAATTTCCAACCTTCAGAGCCTGACCACAAACGTCACGAGCACCACAGCCAACATAGGGACCCTAAACGTCTTTCAAATTTCCAACTTAAATTCGTTGGTCCTGACCAACAATCTCGTGGCTACGAACGCAGTCACGACAACAAACTTGATAACTGCTGGTTTCACTTCGAATG